GCTGCAGAGCTACACCGAAGCCGGTGATCCTGATAAAGATGCGGGTTATGATCACATGAATGACGCACTTGGTTATCTTGTCTACCGCGATTTCAGCATGATTCATGCTCGCGCTGGCCGAGGCACTGGCATCAGGCTTTACTAAACTGACGGCATCGGGCGGGATTTAACTGTGTATTCAGGCTTTTCTGGTGGTCGCCAACGTGTTGGCAACGTCACTCAGGTGAACGACCCCAGTACGGCTTGGGTTAATCAAGAACCGCATTGGGGATTAATTGAACATTTACTTGGTGGCACATACAAGATCAGAAAAGGCACGCGCAAATTTTTACCTCAAGAACCGAGAGAATTAGACGAGTCTTATGACAACAGACTGCAGCGTTCAGTTTTAGCGCCTTATTACGTCAGGCTTGAGCGCATGTTGGCGGGCATGTTGACGCGTAAGCCAGTCAGGCTTGACGACGTTTCTGATCAAATCCGCGAACAACTATTTGACGTTGACCTGCAGGGAAATGATCTGCAGACATGGCTTTACAACACATCGCGCATCTGCATTCGCTACGGGCACGTTGGTGTTCTTGTTGATGCACCAAAGTCTGGCGACAATGGTCGTCCTTACTGGATCACATACACGCCAAGGGACATTCTAGGCTGGCGCACTGAAATGGCCGATGGGCAGCAGAAGCTGACGCAGCTTCGACTATTTGAAAAGGTACTTGTCCCAGACGGTTTGTACGGCGAGAAACAAGTCGAGCAAGTACGTGTCTTGACTCCTGGCGCATTTGAGATTTTCCAGAAGGATCAAAAAGGCGACTTCCGTGTCATTGACGAAGGCACGACAAGCCTCAGCGAGATTCCGTTCAGTGTTGCCTATTCCAATCGCGTTGGCGTTTTGGAGTCATTTCCGCCGCTGGCTGATATTGCTGAGCTAAACCTGCAGCACTATCAGGTTCAGTCTGATCTGGGGAACCAACTGCATTTGAGTGCTGTGCCCCTTCTTTGCTTATTCGGATTTCCTGCAGCAGCAGAAGAAATTAGCGCAGGACCAGGGGAAGCTTTTGCCCTCCCCACAGATGCCAGAGGCGAGTACCTAGAACCGGCTGGCAACAGCTACGACGCGCAGTTCCGCAGGCTTGATCAAATTGTTTCGCAGATTAATGATCTTGGCTTGGCCGCTGTGATGGGTGCAAAGCTCAGTGCAGAAACTGCCGAGTCAAAGCGCATTGATCGCAGCCAAGGCGACAGCACGATGATGGTTGTTGCGCAGCAAATGCAAGACATGATCGACAACTGCTTACGCTTCCACGCTGATTACCTGCAGGAGTCACAAGCTGGCAGCAGCCTTGTCAATCGTGACTTTATGGGCGCAAGGCTCGAGCCACAAGAGATTCAAGCGTTGTTGCAGCTTTACACCGCTGGCACGGTGACACAAGAAACGCTGCTGTTGCAGCTAGAAGCAGGCGAAGTTCTTGGCGATGATTTTGATGTTGAGGCCGAGCTTGAGGCAACTCAGGCTGGCGGATTACTTGAAACACCGCAGCCAGTCCCTGAGCAGGAAGTCACAATGCCTGAAGGAGAACCGGAGGTAACCGATGGGGTGGCTTGATGATTTGCGCAAACCAAAGGCAGAACAACCATCAAGTCGGGATTTCTTTTATTCGCATGACAGGCTTGCCAATCAGAATTTTGCAGTTATCCGACTGACGTGGTATTTGGACGGCAAGGTTTGCGCCGTAACCGAAAGCAGTATTGCGACTTATGACAAAGATGTGGTGGCGGAATTTACGTCAATCCTTGATAACGCTTTAAAGCTTGGCGCTGATGCCGCTGTTGTTTGCATCGAAGAACCTCAAGCCCTTGGCATTTATGAAAAATGAGTACACCTGCCGAGCTTTACCGCAATGCCATCGACCTCAACCGCTATAGCAACAGTGTTGCCAAGCGGATCATCGTTTCATACAACGATTTACTTGTGGATACTGCTCAGCGCCTTGCTGGGCTTGATGCTGTTTCTGCGCCTGCAAAAGCTGCACGGTTAAGGGCCACTCTGGGCCAATTAAAAACATCTCTCAACGAGTGGGCGTCAAACAGCACGGCTCTGTCAGTAAGAGAGCTGGAAGAATTAGCAGGTGTTCAAGCTGGGTTTGTTGAGGAACAGCTAAGGGAAGCAATACCGCTTGAATTTCGCAATCAAGTCCGATCGGTTGAGATTAGCCCGCGTTTTGCTGAGGCTGTAGCAACAGCAGATCCAACACAACAGGGGATCGTCTCACTTAGCGATGACTTAGAGGCTGCCGTAAAAGGGGCCAAAGATGTGGTCAGGGTCACGGTTGCTGATGGGGTGACGATGACGCTGCCTAACGGTCAGGTCTTAAAGAACTCGTTTGCAAACATGGCCCAAAAGGAGGCCGCGTTTTTTGGCCAAGCAGTTCGCAATGGGTTTTTAACGGGTGAGTCAACAGACTCAATTATTAGAAGGCTCAAGGGTCGTTTAACTGAGGGAGATGCTGGGCCTATTTCGCAGATCCTTCGCGCTGGTGGTGAGTCAACTGTTCGTGCGAACAATCAGATCCGCACGTTGGTTCGCACCAGTGTGAATCAAGTGGCCAACGCGGCGAGCATGAAAGTTTATGAGGCCAACCAAGACATCACGACAAAGTATCGATACACAGCAACTCTGGACAGCAGGACTTCCCCTGTCTGTAGAGCCTTGGATGGTACGGAGCACCCTTACGGCAAAGGCCCAATCCCTCCGCAGCATTTTAATTGCAGATCAACCACAGTTCCAATTGTTGATTATGAAAAGCTTGGTTTTGATCCACCGCCACCAAGCAAATTAGGCAGGCCAGGTGGGGACAAGAACATTCCAGATGGCGAAAATTATGGCCCATGGCTGAAACGTCAGCCGAAGGCTGTGCAGGAAAAAGTGCTTGGCGATAAAGGCCAAGTCGGTTACTTCAATGCGTTGTCGCGCAAGTACGGCCCTGATGGAGCGATCCGGCGTTTTGTGCGTGAAGACGGATCAGAAAAAACAATTGGAGACTTGAAAGAGGCTTATGGCGATCCTTCAAAGATCAAAGCAAAGCCAAAAGCTAAACCCAAGTCAAAGGTTGCATCTAAACCGAACCCACAGCCTGCTCCTAAGCCTCAAACAACTAAACAGCTTCAGGCGGAGCTTGACGAAGCCAAGAGAAGCACTGCCAAAGCAAAAGCAGCGGCTGATACGGCAAAAGCAAAAGCTAAGAACTTAGAAAAAGAATTAAACGAGACATTGAAGCCGCAAGCAAGCGCACCTTTGGCTACTGCTGAAAAACGGTTGGCAACATTGCAAACTGAGCTAAAAAACCTTACGCCAGAGCTAGTTAAAGCCAAGCCATCTAAGGACGCATTAACAAAATACAAGAAAGTATCTGCAGAGCTGCAGGAGTTAAAAGCAAAAGTACAAGCCGATGCCAGCGTAAAAGCATCTAAAGATGGTCGTTTAAAATATCAAGAGATACTTAAAAAACAATCAAAAAGGTATAAATCAACAAAAGCACCTAAAGAAGAAATTGAAGCATGGTCTGGTCGTGACTTCCGCAAGATGCGTGCGGAACAGTTCAAGATGGCCAAAGAGCAGGGCGTTGGGCTTAACTACTACGAAGATTTCCAAGTGTCTGTTTATGAGAAGACACCAAAAGGGCTGAGAAATAAAATTGCCAAAATGGAGGGTTATTTAGAAGGCGGCCCCAAATATGAAGGCGTGGTAAAACGTGGAATGAATATGGATAACAATAAGTTGGAGCAGCTTGTCAAAGGAATTGAGTCAGGCAACGAAACCTTGGCCATGGAAAGTTGGACTAAGAACTCAACATTGAAACGAGAGTTTCTTAATGGCAATAATAATGAAGTTATTTTGTCTATGAAAAACAAACGTGGTGTTGATATTTCAAACGATGTTAAAAGCATATTTGAGGAAGAAGGTGAGGTCTTACAGCCTGCTGGAGCCAAGTACAAAATCAAGAGCCAGAGGAAGGAGGAGATCGACGAATACAAAACCTCCCAAGGGGTGTATCGTTGGTTTATTGAGATAGAACAGCTTTGATGGCTGAGGAGTCACGCGACGACAGGTTTGGCATGTCCCTTGAGATGGGGAAGGTCGATCCTGACTTCATGCCTGAGCTGACGGGTGAAGATCCAAATTTTATGGAGAAGTTTGCGGCAGCAAACGGGATCAAGTTTGTTGACGAGACAAAAAAACCTAAAAAGCCTGCTGCTGATTGAACCGTGCTGCTGTAAGGGTTAGCCTAGAATTAGCTCAAACGCCTCAATCCAAGTGGCAAAGCTTCATAGCAGATTTCAACTCACGCTTCCGGGCGAAGAGAAGAAAGCCAAGCCTGCAGCAAAAAAAGCTGTGGCCAAGAAAACAGAAGTTAAGGAGGAATCCTGATGCCTAGCTACTCTGGACCTAAAAAGCCCCAAACGACTGCGCCCAAAAAGAAAAAGAAAGGAGGCAAGAAAAAGTGAAGAAAGGTTCTCGCGTTAGCTGGGTTTACCAGGGCAAGCGGACTTTTGGCGTTGTTACCGGCAGCGGTGGCAAGCGTGCATCAGTCAAGGGGCCAAGTGGCGGCACGATTACTCGTGTTGGCACTGATGCTGATCCTATTGTGCGGATCAAATCAGAAAGCACGGGCAACCCTGTTCTGAAGCGTCGCTCTCAACTGAAGGCAGC